AGGTGAACATCCGGAACCGCTTCGTCCCGCCCTGCGCTGCGTCACGATAAGTCGTCGGCTCGCCTTCTGGTTTCTGCACCAGCGGTCCTACACCTACAAACTCGGCCTCATCCTCAAATGCCCGATCAGATGATTCCTTGTTAAAGATGTGAGGCCATTCCTCATCCTTCTGATGCAACTTCTCCCATTGCACAAAGAGACCATGCAATCCGGGAGCTTGTAGCTGTGAAAATTGACCACGTACCTGCATTGCTCCTCCTTATGCTTGTTGCTGAGCGCCAGTCGTGAACTGAAAGTAAACGCCTCGCGGGTCCCAATCATCAAGACCAACGATGGTTACTACAGTGTTTGTACCAACGGTAGTCTTGGAAGTATCAACATACCAGTGATTGTCGGTATCCTTGGTAAGTCCATACTGAGTACCAATCATAGCCTGCGTAGCCGTGGCTACTCCAACCTGGCCGAAGAAGTAAGTATCATTCTCTGATTGATAAACATTCAGCTTTCCATCGTCGAACGGTGGAACCTGAATCACCACCGCATTCGGCTCATTTGCAACTGCGGGAGGGGTGTTGATAATCTGTGGAACACCAGCAGCCGATCTGTTCCTAGCCGCCTCCATCGAGATTCCAACAGTACCAAAAGCAACTGTCAATCCATCCCACTCTTGCAGATAGCCTGCAACCAACTGAACAGGTACGCCCTGTAGGAAGGTCTTGGAGGCTGCTTCAGCCAATCGACGAACGGTAGGCTGGGTTCCAGAACCACTACGAGAGCCATACATGACAGCTGATACACCAGTAACACTGGCCATCACATACCTCCTAGGGGCGATGCCCCTTCATTTGAATCAGCACTTACAAAGGCTTCAAGCTCTGTCTGGGTGGGGACATAAGTTTGAATCTTTCCTCCTGCCGATCTTCCAACCTGCTTCTGGACCTCTCCAGCTGCATTCCTTCCCGACGCCGCTAACATCTGTTTTGCCGCCTGCTGATCCTTCCACAGCAAGGCGCCTTCGTAAGTCCGACGACTGATCTTCATCAGAATCAAATCGCCGTTCACGAACTTTACACCCCCATCGCCGGCATAAGCCATCGGGGGATTTTTAATATCTTCTATCCTGGCAGGCTCGAACCCCTGGGCCTTTGCCTCTTCGTAACGAATGGAGTTCTGAGTTCCATCCTGCTTGTAGAGGGTGTGCATTACCCACCTGAACGAGATCCCAGGATTCACCGGAACCAAGTTCACAAAGTCTGGGGCATTGAGTGGGGCAGCTACAATCGTATCAAGTGAAGCCTCAACGATAGCCTGAGCCATCGACTTCACCGACTGTGGAAGGCTATCAATCGGGGTCTTCTGACTCCCGGTAGCCGGCTTCGGCATTGAAGCCGATGTGAATGCTGGACCTTTAGCTGTATCAGTCATGGTACACCTGCATCGTCTTTCTCTGGGCTAGGAAGTCAGCTTCAGGAATCCCGTACTTCTTCGCAGTTTTCAACTCATCCTCAGTCAGCCGATCATCCGGTAAGATGGTACGTCCGGGGCCACCGATGGGAGAACCAGAAGAAGTCTCTGCAAAGAAGTCTGAGCGATCCTGCGCTGCCTTCGTAATCTCCTCAGTATGCTCACCCTTTACCATATTCCAAGCCTGTTTCCAGGCGCCAGGATTAGCTTTGGTTGGGGCATCCACCGCACTCATGCGAGTCTCAACTTCAGGACCATACTTCGCAAACATCGCCTTGTCAATCCCAGTCAGCGAGTTTTCAAACTGGTTCTTCGCTGCAGTAGCTCCCATCGTGTAAACGGCAGCTACAATCGGTGCGCTCCTCTGTTGGAAGGCTAGGTCTTCATCTTCAAGAAAAGAGACAATCCGATTTTTATCCTCGACAACCGGAGCCGGCCTGTTATTCGGATTTGCCTCCAACGAGGCCAGTCGAGTCTTGATCGTTTCATTCTCGGTCTTCTGAGCAGCCAGATCAGTCCTTAGCTGCTGACTCTCACGAACCGCCGCTGCGATTTGCTCAGGAGTCAGGTCTCTCAACTCCGGCGGACCATCATCCTTTGCATCTTTACTTCCCCACCATGCCATAACTTTACCCTCCGTCTTTTATTTTTCTGCTTTGTTCTTCGCCGTCTGCTCTAGGACAGAGGGAAGTTCAAGAATTTTACTCAACCTTCGGACTTCACCACTAAGTCTCATCATCTCATTTACATCAGTAGCGGCGATCATTTTATCAATCACCGTGGCTCTCTCTGCCTGAAGGTACTGAAAGAACTGCTTGGTAATCTGATTCTTCGCCCACTGCGCTGCAATTGCAGGCTGGCCACCGATCAAGATGTCGAGATTAAAACCTGTGGGTTGGCTCACTGCCCACCTCCACCTTGCTGCCCCTGCGGTGCTCCGCCACTAAGAAGTTGCTGTATAGCTGGAGGGAGACCACCCTGCGGTGGAGCGCCCGCTTGCAGTGAGCCTCCCCCCTGTGGGGCACCCTGCTGTGCAGAACCACCTGCCTGTTGCTGGGGTTGCGGAGCAGGAGCCTCAACATCGGTTACAAATCTTTCAACCTCATCATAATTAAAGCTCTTGAATACCATCTTCATCAAAGTGTTCGAGTTCTCAATCGCGCCGTAGAGATACTTCTTCAACTCCGGTGGAGTAAACTGATTTGATGCGGCCTGGAGCATTTGGGTAATCGTCTGATGATGCTTCTGCTGAACCCCAGTCAGCATGAGATCACTCTGCTTTTCAACTTCTTTATTCACCGAAGCAGATGTAGCCGAAATCGGGAGACAGAGCGTGTTGTTTTTAATTGCCTCAAATGCCTTATCAATGTTCTGTGCGTCTCCACCAAACAGCCTTGCCCTCGAACCAGTTCCAAACTTAGCATAGAGCTTGGAGAGCAGCCGACCTAACTTCGTATGGGCATAGCGAATATCCGTGACATTAAGATCAGTCCTGGTATTCCCTTCCTGTAGCAAAGAAAGGGTTCCCATAGAGGAATAAACTCCTCGTTTATTCATTGTACCAGAACCCATTCCCTGCATCGGCGCACTAACACCAGATCGTTTGTCTGCAAGTTCAAGGGTGAGCCGCTCTGCATCAATGGTCATGGCAGAAGGCTGCCCAGCCTGTAGAGGCTCCAGCTCATCCTTCCCTGCCGGGATCATCGCACTCGGAAACAGCCGATACCCCTTATTCAAGAGACTGTCGTTTCCGACTCTCCACACAACCGTATTCGAAACAGTCATGTTATCACCACGACCGTTATGAATCTGCGAAAGCTCCTCTTGGAAAGTTGCTAGGGTTTCACAGAACCCATACCCATAGAAGTAGTCATCACGGTAGAATAGCCGTCCGGCAATGAAGATCTCTTCAGGGTAGTAGTTGTAATAGGCCCGTAAGATTTTGTTGTTAAGCAGATTGTACCAGACAATGCACTTCGCAAAGCGGCCGCGCTGGATACGATACTTAAAATGACATTCGTAAACATGATATTCTTCATAAAGCCCATCATTCGATGGAGAAGCACCAGCATCGCTCAACTGAGTCATTGTTACTGAATCCGGAGTCGTGGCGTCAGGGTGTCCTATAATTGCCTTAATAACATCCTTATCATAAATACCCCTCCAACCCAACTCTTCAAGTGCCTGTCTGCTGGTGTATCGAATTCGGTGGGCCTTAAAATCAGCCATCTCGATCGTCTTAAAAGTTGGGTCCATGAAGAAATCATTAAACGGGAGCTTCTCCGGTCGCGGGCCCTCGTAAACGATATTAGGATAGAATCCTCCAAGAGAACCATCACTCGCAGCATAGGGGATATCTTCCTTAGTAATAACATGAGGACACTTAACAATCGAAGTGCCCAGCTTTATAATCTCCCCCACCCACTCATGATACACCCGATAGAGATCAAGCTCGCTCGGTTCCATCCCAACATAATTCATAAACTCTTCATAAGAGAGTTTCCAATTCATCGCCTCTTTCGGGTGCTTACCAATCAATCTGGAAGCCCACAACGGCGATGTCTTAAAAATCGCCGCCATTACCCGCGCTAAGAGGGTGTCCGCATGAATCGCGATAATCGGGACTACAAGATTTGAAGCCCCATGCCAAGGAAACTCTCGGATTGTCTCAGCAGGAACTGCCTCATAAGCACGACGCCACATTGGGAGTCGGGTCTCATGAAGTTCTGCCAAAGCATATTTCAGGGAACGAACCTTCTTG